TTTTTAATTCTACTTCTGCAACTCCTACCATTGTTTCATAAGCCTTAATCATTTTCTTATATTCTCTTATTTCTTTTCTAGTTTGTTTTAATATTTCTTTTTCTTTTAAAATTCTTTCTTTTAATTCCATATTATTTACCTCCTTTAGAGGAGAGGATTATTTATAGTCCTCTGCCTCTTTTTTTGCTCCTTTCAAATAATTATTAAGTTCATCTTGTTTTTCTTTCATCTGATTTAATTTTTTTAATATTTCTTGCCATTGTTTTTGTAAAGTGTTTTTCATTTATTTACCTCCTATTTATTTATTTGATTATATTATAATACTTTTCTTTTACTCTGTAAACCTTTTTAACACAAATGTAACATAAATGTAATACAATTGTAACATAAGAAAAAGAAAAGCCCAGTATTCTAATATATAGAACTTAGGCTTTTCCTCTATTATAGGTAAATAATGAAATTTTATAATATAATATAAATATATCATTATATTATATATATGTCAATAACAAATTATTTTACACCACCAGAATATGCTACAAATCCTGTCTTATATGTATTTTTACCATTTACTTTGTATTTTACAAGATATTTGCCATCTACTATTGCTAGACAATCACAAATTTCATAAGGGTCTAGACTTCCAGTTTTAAGTGTTAATCCTGTATCTGCATAAACAGGTTCACTTTTTTCTCTATTTTTATACGTTTTAGCCACTTCAAAATCCTCCTCCTGTGGTATATCACCACTTAATCTTTTATTTACTGTTTCTACTAATTCATTTAGTCTCGATTTTATAACTTTACCAGGACAACTTGTACTAGCATACATATTATGTGTTGTTAATGTTCCATTTTTAGTTCCATCATAAACTAATTTAAAATTATATCTTTGACATATATCTACACATAAATTAACTAAACTATTCCAACTTGCTTCTGTTATATTGTCTGTTCCATTTGCACTATTACTTACTTCTATTGTTATAGCTTGACAATCATTCCATTTAGAAGATGAAGTATAGGCTCTGTTTTCTTCATAAACATTACATACAATATCACCTTCATAACCAATGCAATAGTTAGCACTAGCTTTACGCCCTGCTTTACCAAAGATATTAACTGCACATTGTGTTCCTGTAAGTTTTCCTGCCATTTGATGTGGAGTAATTTTGCATACTTTATAGCCACTTCTTCCTATTTGATAATTACCTGAATGAGCTATATGTATAGAATTTGTAAGTCTACTCTGCATCCTCATCATCCCCCATTCCATTTGTAGTTTCTGCTCTTAAATCAGCAGTTTTAATGTAATTAATATTAGATATTCCTAATACTGAACCTAAAAATGTATTGAAAGCAACTGCAATAGTTAATATCATTTCTGTTTTTGGCACGTCTAAAACATTAAGGATAACGCCTGCAAAACTAATCATTGCAGGTAATCCAATAAGACAAATCCATTTTAAAATATCATATACACGATTTGACATTTTAAACACCTCCTTTTTTAAAATTATATCAATAAAAAAAAATAATAGCAAACTTTTTTTTAGAATTTGCTATTATTTATCCGACCGATGCTAGTATTTATTCAACAAGCATGTTGGGCAATATGTATTTGGTGTTTACATTATACCATAGTTATTTTTATTTGTAAATATATTTCCAATATCTATATAATTTATCTTTTCCTATATCTTCATCATTTAACCAATCTTTTGTTGCATTAATATAATTTTCTAAACTTTCTTCTGTTTCCCCATCTCCTAATATATTACCCATATCACTATATAACATATTCATTACTACATAAAAAGATATATCATCTATATTACTTATACCATATTGTTTTTTTACAGCAGTTGTTGTATCAAAATCCCATTTTGCACTTGGTTTCATATCTTCCACCCATTCTTCTGCCATTTCTTTTGTTAATACTTTGCCATAAGCCATTTCATATAAACACATCTTTTTTTCTTCAAATATTTCAGGGTGGCTATCTCTAGTCATATAAATTAATTCTGCTAACATATCTCCTAATTTTCTCATATCTTCTGGCTTTTTATTTTCACCTATTTTATCTATATATTTTCTTATTTCCATTTTAATCCTCCTTTCCTAGTAATTTATCTTGTTCTGCTAAATGTTTATCTAATTTATATAATACTTCTTCTGTATCTAATGTCTGTTCTCTATTTTCTTCTAAATTCTGTAATGCAACTAATAAAGCATAAAAACCTATTAAAAATGATAATATTGTAAGAAAATCTAAAAATGTAAATTGTCTATTCATTATAGTGATACACTTTCTTTAGCTGTTGTTGTTGGCAATGGTGTTGAACGTGGGCAAACTCTATTTTGTACTACAAACTGGCCTTCTGTATAATTTTCATTTTGGTTTCCATACATTATTGAATAATTTACTCTTTTCTCTAACTGATTAGCATACATAGTATTTCCTGCCTTGCATAAAACTGGTACTGGTGTATCTCCTACATTTATAAATACAGGTAAATTACTTGTAGCTGTTGCATTACAACAAATAATTAATCTATAACATCCTGCATTTTCAAGTGTCTTAATTTCTTGATTAGGTATTAAATTAACTGTTGTTTGTGTTGTTGTTGCGCTTGAACAATATATTGTATTACAATTCATAATTTTTCTCCTTTCTAAAAATAAAGACATTAGCATAATAGCCAATGTCTCGTAGTCAACTAGCTATTGCTAGGAATTAATATAAACTATTGCACCCACAACCATAGTTATAATAACAAGGTGGTTTTGGGGCTGTTGTTGCTAAATTACCTAAGATATTTTCTGTAATTTGTGCTGTTTGTCTTACATTTGATAATTCTGCTCTTGTTGTATCTAGCTTATCTCTTAAATCATTAATAACATTATTATTCATTTGAGCTAATATAGCATTTGTATTTTGTGCCATAGTATTTGTTATTGCTAGTGTTTGATTAGATATTTGATTAGATATATCTTTATTTGCTAATAAATTGTTATAGTTAGCGTTTAAAATATTATCAACAATATTACATTGTCCTTGTGCTAAACTTCTAGCATTATTGTCCTGACTTTGGTTATAAAGAGAATTTTGGATGTCGGCAAGAGCTAGGCCTGTTGAACCATTATTACCCCATCCAAATCCATTTCCTGATATAGCCATCAAGAAAATAAATAATAAGATAAATCCACCTATTCCACCAAACATATCATCATTACCTCTTGTTAATGCTAATACATCACTAGCAGATAATCCTGAATTTTCCATATATTTACTCCTTTCATATAAAACAGCTATTGACTTTTTTAAAATTAATGATTATAATGAAAGTATGCAATAACTGCGCATAAATTCAATTAATCTTTCAATATCGAATAGCTGACTATTTTTAAAGCCAATAGTTAGCTATTTCTTTATCATATTCATTAACCCTTGTAATTGCTGTTTACTTATTCCATTCTTATTACAATAATCTGCTATCATTTGTGCTTGTTTTTCACTCGGTTGACTTTGCATTTGATTTACTAACTGTTTTTGTTGTGGATTTAATAACCCCATCATCATTTGCATCGGATTGCTTGAATTCATCATTTGTCCTAATAAGTTTTGAATATTCATCTAATTTACTCTCCATTTCTCTTAATTTATTTTCTAAATCTAAAATTTTTTTATCTTTTTCATCTAATGGAATTACAATATCATATTGCTCACTTATTTTCCCATCTACTTCTTTTATTAATAACTTTTTGTTTTTCTTATCTAAAAACATAGTCTTCCTATTAATGAATACATTTTCTATTTGCTCATCATCTTTAAGTATCTTAGCTTCAAATTCCATACCACCATTTGTATTAATTATATTTTGTACTGGTGCTTGTGGTTGTGAATATTGACTTATCAGATTGTCTATATTATCTTTTTGTCTCATTAATTGATTAAGCATATTTTGATTTGTTCCATAACCATAAAAATTAGCCATTTTATTTCTCCTTAATATAAAATATTAACTTTATTATGAAAATGTCTTATTTTTCATCCTAGTGTCTTTTAGCATAGTGTTTTGCACATAAAAAAGGAGAAATAAGATAGATATAAATATTGTTTTAAAATATTATCACTATACACTATTTCTCCTTTCTTGTTTTTATTTTACTATCTTACATAAGATATAAAACGCAGAAAAAACGCAAAAAAAATAAGCCCCATTTAGGACTTATTTTTAATCGCTCTTATTATAAGAGTTCGTATTATTTTATTTTCTACTCTATCTACCAGAGTATTTATTGTTCTTTCAGAAGTATGTATCTCCATTGCAATTTTTATTATGCTATAACCCTTCTGCTTATACTTAAATACCAAAAGTTCATCATCTGTAAAATTACAATTTTCTATTAAAAAATTTTCCTCATCTTTACAGAAATTATAAATCTTCATATTATCTTCTCTTTATTACAGTCTTTCTTCTTACCCTTCTTTTAATAGTTTTTTTATATTGTCTTGCTTTAGCCATAATATCACTCTCCTATATCTTGATTTATTGGAGAATTATCCCCCATTGTATCTGCATCTTGTATAATTTCAGTTTCTTCTTGTGGTAAGCTATTATACCAGAATGTTCCTATAATCCACAAAGCATTATTTACGAAAATAAAAATTATTAGCCAGAAAATTACTTTAATAAATTTATTTATTACATTAGTTGCTAATGTATTTTCTACCTCTACTTTACTTTCAACATTCTCAACCTTTTTTTCAATTTCGTTTAAGTTATTCATTTCACACCTACTTATGATAAGCCTTTACATGCTCTGCCATAGCATCTTTTATTTTTTCATCTACTTCTTTATGACTATCTTTTAAATCATTTATCATTCCTTTAATATTTGATATTTCTGTGCGTATTTCTCCCATAAAGGTACCAAGCTCTATTCCATCATCTCTACCTGATTTTTTTTGGCCTAGGATAAAGCTTATTACAGCTATAATGCATCCTACAAGACTTATTATAATTCCTATTTCTATACTCATATTCAATACCTCTATTTAAATTATAGTATTAATAATATCAAATGTCAATTATTTTACTCTAATTATATAATTACATACTAAAGTTTTTTGCATAACATTGAAAGCTGTACCACTACCACCAGAAGGGATTGTAACAGTTGTGCTTTCTACATAAGAGTTAGTATAAGAACGGCTCTGACAAGACTGTGCCCTTATTGCATCTCCATCACTACCATTTACACCCATATATAATTTAGGTCTTACTGTGCCTGTTAAATTATAACTTGGCAAATTAGCTTTGGTTATTGCTTTCTCATTTGCTCCAGTAGATGCTCCTAATGTATCGTATGTTGTGCCTTTCATTATTGTTACTGCTTCTCTTTTATCTGGTAAATTAAATGTTGTTGAGCCATCTCCTTCACCATAAGTAGTTCCTATTACATCAAATAACTCGGAATATGTATCTCTTGATATAGCACTACCATCTGCAAACATATAATTTTCTGGCGCTGTTGTACCAAAATAATCACAACCACTTCCTATTGGTAATCCTGTACTAAAATTTTCTATTGCAACAGAATTTTCATATATACCCTGTTCTATCTTATTTAAATTATCTGCATTAAGATATGGTTGGCTACCATTTACCCAAGTAGTTTTTGTATATGCCATATTAATTTTCTCCTTTCAATTTATTTATTTCATTTTCTAAATCATCTACTTTTTTAGATAATTCCTGTATTGCCTTAACACTTAAAGCTAAAGTATTTAATAAATCTATTCCATAAGTATCATTATCAGGATTTATACTGTGTATTACAAGTTTGTCATATACTTCTTCTACTTCCTGTGCTATAAATCCTACATCTATATGCCCTTCATTACCACTCTTTTCTTTATTCCAATCGAATTGTCTCATGTTTAATTCATTTATTATAGGTAATGCTTCAATTTCACTATCTTCTATATTGTCCTTTATTCTAGCATCTGACTGTGCTGTTTGTATTTGATAACCATTTATATAACCACTTGCATAAAAGTCTACCCTAGCTGCCTCTCCTTGATTACCTATTCTTGAAAATTTTGCTATTGTAGATGAGTGTAAACTATCGTATACAGAAAAATATAAAGCATCTTGTAAAAATATCCCTTCTCCTTGCTCTACACTACCATTAAATATTGTACCTAATTTTGACCAAAAATTTCCATTTGATAAGTATCTATATAATCCATCCCAACGCAAACTCATTGCTTTATATCCATTATCGAAATTTACATACACATAACCAGTTTGCCCATTTAATTTAATATTTTCTGCACTTACATCTCCATTATGATTTACATGAAATTTAGCAGTTGATATATTTGCATCAGGCTCTAGTCCACAATAGAAAAAAGGTTGATTTGCTGTTTGTGATGCATATAAACCACTTCTTATTATATCTCCATCACTTTCTATATCTCTGTATAAACTTACATCTGTTAAGTTCCAACCACCTATTGTTCCCTTTGTTGCTGTTATTTCCCCATTTGCTGTTAGATGAAAATAATCGCTATCTATTATAACTTGATTTCCTATTATTTTTACTATTCCTTGACCTTCTTGTATTGCTACATTAAGCTCTGCAATTATTTCTTCTTTGCCTACTTTTTCTCTAACTAATAATGTTATACTATTTGCTAATTGTGTTATAAAACTTTCTACTTCATAAGTAGTTGCAAATACACTTGTTAATCCTGTTATTTGAATATATCTCGCATAACAACTAGCAGTATAAGGTTTACCTATATCAATTACATTTTTACCTTTTGTTAATAATATATCTGGTAAATCTAATGTAGTAATAATATTATGAGATAAAGGATATAGTACACCATTTTCAACTCCAACTCTACGAATAACTTTCCATTTGCTATTTTCATCTTCATAATCATATACAAGTTCATCATAAACCGTATTACTGTATTGTCTTAAAGGCTCTGTTATTCCTAAATTAAATGTATCTGTTGAAACAACTAAATTATTTTCATCATAATGTTTTACTAATAGTATACTATCGCCCATAGGAACCATATTAGTTCTTGGAGGCAAATTGCCAGGTTTTAATCCTTCAAATACAGTATTATTACCTTTTATAGTGAATTTTACAATTTCACCTTCTAAACAATTTGTAAGTGTTAATGGATTTGCACCTGCTACTTCTAATGTTAAGTCCTCTATATCACTTACTGCTATTTCAAGTCCATCTATGTCTTGTGTTACCGTTGTTGTTTTTTGACTTCTATCTCCTATTTGTGATGTTAAGCTTTCAATTTTTTGGTTCTGTTTATCTACTATTATATAGGCTTGATTTATTCTCTGGTCTGTCTTATCCGCTTTAGTATAATCTGTTTCACTTTGTTCTGGCATTTCTGCATATATTAATTCTTCTAATCCCTGATTTACGTTTATTTCATCATTTAACATTAAACAATTATATGTAGTTTCTCTTATACTTACGTTGTATTTATCTAATAATTCTAAATAACATATACCTGTGCTAGAATAATCATTAATATAGTATTCTAATCCATCTAATTTTTCCAAAATATCAGGCAAATAATCACTTCTATCATTAAAATTCATTATCTGATTATCTATGATTTTAATTTCACATAATCCATTTGTTGCAACACTTTCTCCATCTTGTAAGAATACATTATCACTTTCTGCACTTCTACTTAATACTATGGAATTTATAGGTCCATATTTTTCACCAAATTCTACATTTACATCCTTTAAAAAATTTTCATTTATTGTATCTACTGAACTATTAGAAGGATATCTTATTTCTAATTCATCACTATCATTTATACAAATTACACTTGCTGTTACTTCTGCTAATTCATCTAATATATCTCTATATGTGTAATCTAATCCATCATAAGGGTCTATCAATAACTCTCTATCATAATTTGCAAATTCATCATTTTCATTTGCAAAATCTATATTTAAATCATCACATATAGCACCTATATATTCTCTTATTGTTACTGGAAATTGAACATCGACTGCCTCATAATTTTTCATACTATATAGTATTTTATCATAACAAGTTATTTTATAGTGGTCTGTATCTTCTATTTTTTCTATATCTTTTACTACGAAATTACCATAATCTAAATATTCATAAGAATTGCCAACTTTTAATCCTAATTGAAAATCAAATACTGTATCTTTTGGTATGATTGTAGAACTTTCAACTTCTAGACATTTCATTACAGATTTAAGCATATTTCCATCATAACTGAATTTAATATTGTATAATTCTTCTTCTAATGTTGTTAGTCCATATTCTATCGTAGCTTTTAATTCTCTACCCATTTCTTTTATATTACTTTTAAAATTATTTGTATGATTTTTCATCTATGTCCTCTTTTCTCTAGAAATAAAAGAACAATCAAATCCTTCATTTTTAGCAATATATTTATTTACTATTTCCCAATCTCCTGTATATGTTGATAATGTAACAGTAGTATTTTTAGTAGGGTCATAATATACAACTGTTTGTGTTGCACTATCTAATATTGGCGCAATAACATTTAATTCTGCTTGTGATAATTTTCTAAAACTTAATATCAATTTAGGAAATATTCCTATTAATGTTCCACTCATAGTTCCTGCTAGATTTCTACCTGTATCACTACCCCACAATTTATTAAATGCATATTTTGCTTGTGTCAAATATTGTCCCATACTTACGTTATTAATCGTAATGCTATCTTTATTAATAAACACTCTGTAACACCCCCTTTATGTATTATAAGCAAAATCTTTATCATTTTGTATTTTCTTTAGTTCTCTACTCAATACTTTACCATTCATACTATTTGTTATATTAGCATTTATTGTAATATATCTTCCTATCGCCTCTCCTAATGTTTCCATAGCTTGTGCATCTGTTAATGGAATAACTCCTTCTGCGCCTTTTTCTCCTACTATCGCACCACCTATCATTACTCCTTTACTTGGCATATTTATAATACCACCTTTTGCTAATCTTGGTAGATGAAATTCATCTAAATGCCATCCAATATTTACTCCTGGTATTCCATTTATGGCATCTTTTAAACTATTTATTGACCTAATTGGATTGTTTAAAATATTTTCAATAGCGCCCAACACTGTATTTACAACTGCCTTAAATGCACTAGAAATTAAGTCTCCTGCTTTCTGCCCCACCTTAACCACTAAATTCATTATGCTATTATATACAGTCATAAACATATTTTTCATATAAGTTAGTATGGTTATAAATATCTTTTTAATACCTTCCCATGCCATAGTCCAATTACCTGTAAATGCACCTTTTAAAAACATTATAAATCCATCAAATATCCCTCTTATAGCATTGAATATTATATCTACTATATTTAATGCTGATTGCATTAATGTTAATATTGTTACATATATCGCCTCTCCAACAATTCCAAAATATTTTCTAACCCAATCTACCTTACTAAATAACCAATCAATTCCACCTTGCAAAAATGCTTTTATATTATCCCAGTTTCTTATAATCGTTGATACTATAAATGCTATTGCACCTGCTATCGCTATTGTTAATCCTACAGGCCCACCTATTGCAATTCCTAATCCTATTATTGCTATTGATAATCCTTGTAATACTTTACCAAAGTTTTCCCATGTTGGGTCTTTTAAGTATGCGAGCAATCCTTGTATTGCATATACTGCTCCTGCTATTATTACTCCTATTCCTATTGCTGTTATGGCATCTAATCCTAATTTCATAAGTGTAAGTGCTGTTACAATACCTAAAATAAAAGGCAATAATTCTGATAGTAATTGTTTGATTTTGCCTAATTTACTTTCATCTAATCCCATTTTACTAAAATCAAAATCAGGCATTGTAGCACCTGCACCACCTCCACCTGTTGAAGTATCTGTGTTATCTTGTAATATATTCAACTCATCAAATCCTGCTAATTGTTTTTTAATTTCTTTAGCTGCTTTTGCTGTACCACTAGCACCTGCTTTCATTTTAGCAAAACTTTTAGCACTTGCATTACTAAATAAATTTATTCCGAATAACATATTTATTATACTACCTATTATTTGTAACAATTGTGCTGCTAAACTTACTATCCATCGTAATACTGGCGCTATTACCTGTGTTAATGCATATTTAATATACTCTAAATTCGCAGCATATTGTTTATCATAACTTGCTAAATAACTACTAGCTTGTCTTACTGCTAAATATGCACTTCTTATACCAAATATCGCTAATGCTAATTTCCCTGCTTTCCCTATTGCATCATTAAAAGATTTACCTAACACATTATTCTTTGCACTCTGTTCTAACTTTGCCTTTTCTTTATTTATTTGAACTAATTTGTTTTTTGTTTTTTCCAATTCAACTTCAACATCTTTTAATTCACCTGTCATTCCTTTTGCTTCAAAATATATTTTCTGTTTTTCTAAATCTTGTATTTTTCCTTCTAAATCTGCTATCTGAGCATCAAACTTTTTAGTAGCTAACTCTGTCTCTATTATTATTCTGCCATCTGCCATTAATTGCCTCCTTCCCATAAGCCTAACTCTTTATATAAACTTACAATATTTTCTTTTTCTTTTTGTGTCACTTCCATATTATTACTTTTACAATATTTCTGCCTTAATATTCTTTGCATTTCTAATAATCTTGTTTGTTCTTTACTGTCTTTTATCTTACTTGCATCCTGCCCTAGTATATATATTATTCTATTTAATACACAACAATTGCCTATTTCACTATTACTTAAATTTTCCAAATCATTTTGAAAATCCCAAAAATGTAAATATTCTAATTCATAAGGGTCATATTTATAATCATATTTAAAACTACTTTTTATTAGCCCTTCACATTTTTCAAAATCTAATTCATATTTATCACAAGATTGCGATTTAAGGCCTTTTATATCTTTACCTAATGATAAATATTTAACTGCTAATTCTAATAGCTTATTTTGGTTTTTAGAGTGTAATCCATCATCTCCAAATAATTTATATATTATTGCAAGACTTCTCTCATAATCTCCTATATTATCGTCCTCTGCTATTTTATTACATTCTAATGCTATTCTAAAATCAGTATTTATTTTATATAATTGTCCATCTACTTTAACATATTCAGGTTTATTCAATTACATCATCCTTCTTATTAGAATATTTTTTCTTTATTTTTTCTTCAATAGATTTAGCATTTACTTTTAATTGTGGTAATATCTGGTCATTGATTATTTTATCTATTGCATCTAAAGAACCCCAGCTTAATGCTGTGCCATTTAATAATTTTTTTACGCCATTTTCTCCAAGAAACATATTGTAAATTTCTTCTTCCCTTTTAAAGAAATCTCTTGTAGCTCTTAACCTAGCCTCTTCGTTTGAGCTAAATAATTTCTTTCCCTTGTGGTCTTGTTTTTTATCTATTATTGTTAGTTGATTTTTTAAATCTAATCTTGCTTTCTTATCTTTTTCTATTATATCTTGATATTTTAAAGGTAATTCAATATCTTCTAAATTAAATTCAAGATATTCTCCTGTTTCATTACCCTTACTATCTCTTATCCATAATTTTAATATATCTTCATTGTCCTCTAATTGAATATAGTTATCGTTTCCTGCCATAACATAATTCCTCCTTATTTTATAAAAGGGCTAGACTAATAGCCTAACCCTATAATTGTTTTATTTTAAACTGATGCTGTTGGTATAAATGTTGGTACTCCACCTGCTATTGTTACTGTTCCTTCAATAGGGTCTCCATCATAATATAATGTATATCCTATTTCTGCATTTTCTCCACCATAACTTGTTATTGCTAATATACCATCACTCATTTTTGCAGGATAGCTTGTTCCATTTTTATAAGCTCCATCTACATCAAGTATATGTGTCTTATAATTTAATACATCTCTACCTGCTTTTGCAAATTCATAACAAGGGTCATTTTTATACATTTTTTGTGTAATATCGCCTTGTTTTTGATTGCTTGTGTGGTCTGTTCTTGCATTTTTCTCTACAATCCACTTTTCTGTATCTACTTGTGGATTATATGAAATTGCATAAGATGTTATTCCTATACCTAATAATGCCCATGTTCTACTACCACCACTTGGAGTTGTATCTAACCATGTTACCAATGCATCATCTCTATCTATTTTTTGTATATTACTTGGTATCTTTCCTAATGCCATTGATTATTCCTCCTTTATTAAAGTTTTGTATTTCTTTAGGTGTTAGAGGCTCAATAAAACCTTTTTCATTTAGTTTTGCTAATTGTTCTCTTGTCTCGACTTGTATCTCATCACCTTTTTCATAAAATACCCCATTAACTTGACAACTTATTTTTGCAATCGGTTTCATAATTCCTCCTCCCTTTATAATGATACTGATGTATCTTTAAGTTCTTCTCTATATGTTACTTGTATTTGTATGTCAAACTCTGCTGTATTCGTATTTGCATTTACCATAGTTCCACAATTTAAACATTCTATATTTTCAATTCCTTCTATTTGTGGTAAATCTTTAAATTTATTTCTAGTTCTTATTTCGGTTTCAAACTTTTCATAAAATCCTGTATTAGATATATTCTCTATTACATCAACACTATAATTCATTCTACTACGAAAACTGAATAAATCTCTATATATTATAATACCATTTATCCATTTTTCTATTGTACTTTCTGCTGGTATTTTATCTAATGAATAGTTATTTATTTCATCACTTAAAAAATTAATATTAATTTGTTTATAGCCTTCATTTAATTTAGCTATAATACCCATTAAATATTCTCTTAATTTTTCAATTCTTAACTCGTCCATTTAACATACCTCTGTACTTCATTTACTACTTGTTCCATCTCTGCACTTACCATCCTCTTATCCCAATATGGTCCAGTTCCAGGCTCTGAATAATTTCTTACAGGTCCTTTTGTATAACCTACATATTGTGCGTGTGCATAAGGGCTTTCATAAGTTATTGAATTTACTGTTCTCGTAACATTATCTCTCAAATTTCCTATATCTTTTGGTACATATTTATCCATGTGCCTATAACAAGTATCTGTAAAAAATCTTTGTACTCTACCATTTGCATTTATTCCTAAATCTATCTTGATTTTAGAAACAGGCAGTAACATATTATTTACCTCCTAAATGTATATGGGGATTATTGCCAAATTTATTTACATTTATACTAGTCACATTATAAAATTCTATACCATTTAAATCACTTTGTTTAGTTATAGGCCTTTGTTTTCCAATCGCTATTATATCTCCTATATGGAATATACTTGTGTCTTTAACTCTTTCTATTGGTATTCTTACATCTACATTATTTGCATTTTCATACCCTTTATTTATTGAACTACCTTTTCCTCCATATACCCATACATCTTTTATATATAACATTTGCCATTTTTCTAACTTGGTATTTTCATCTAATCTCTTAATATAATAAGTAATATTATTATTTGTTACCATGATAATCAACTCCTATATATAAATATGGTGTTCCATCTTCTAAACAACAACCTGCTAAACATGTTCTTATTATATTCTTAATTTCTACGAGATTGGATTTAGAGACATTTTCATCTCCACCCCTATAACTTATACTATAACCATCTGTATTTTCACTAGAAATAGATTTATTTTGTTCCGTATACTCTGAATAACTTGCTAAATTTTTAATTAATTCATATATACATACTTTGACTTCATTTACTTGTTTATCTAAATTTTGTAATCTATTAAATGTGTACTTATCTATACAGCTTTGTGCCTCTAATTCTAATATATTAAAAGGTGTCATATCAAGAGTTCCACCTAACTCTCGATATTCTTCATAAGTCAGATAGTGTTTCTTAAACTCCATAATAGACACCTCCTATTTCTATAGACTTGGGATAGCACTTGCTAAAAATTTTGCTAATACTACTTTGCTTTCATCTGTTAATGCTGCAACATAATGTTCATCAGCACCAATTAATGTTGTGTAATTTTTTAAATCTCTTTGTGTTTCAACATTTACATTTCTCTTTAAATAGATTGTAACTGCTGCTATATCATCACCAGTTTGTTCTTCTGGTCTTAATTCAACTATTGGGCATATAAATGCTCCATTTGAATAAGGTACTTTCTTTGATGGTACTATTCTTGCATTTGCTATCATTCCTATTTCTCCATCAACCATTACTTGATTTCCATATTTATTTCTATCTATGAAATTACTATCTTTTCTTAATTCTGTTACTTGATATGGATGAATAAACATAACTTTTTCTACGTTTTCTTCTTCCTCAAATTTATCGATTGCTGTTACTACTCCATTATAAGAAATAGCATGTGCACTATCATCATAAGTTTTTGTAGCTGTTAATAATGCTGCCATAACATCATTATCAACTTTAGCTGCTAATGCTTTTCCTAATTGGCTATTTGTTTCTCCTACTGGATTTCCATAACCACTCAAAACTGCCTCATCTGTTAATTGTACTTGTTTTACAGCTTTCTTAATTGTGTATTCAGCTGTTGTTGTTGTTAATTTTACAGCTGTTGCATCTACTCCTTCTGCTAAATCATCAGCATCTCCTATATATTTATATTTTGGTACTGTAATTGTACTACCTGGTCTACCTTGTAAAGTAGTATCAATTTTAGCGAAAGGTGTAGCAACAATTGCTTTTTGTAATTTTGCACTTATCATTGGTGCCATAACTTCTGGGTCAACCATATTTTCTAACTTTGTTAATGCCATTTTAAAAATCCTCCTAATTTACATTATATTTTGCAAATAATTCTGGATTACTTTCCTTCAATTCTACCCTTTGTTTATATGACATTTTATCAAAATCTTCTTTAGATATTCCATTATCCATATCCTGCATATCTGGCATATCTTTTACTTGGTTAGGATTTGCAAATATATCTGCTCTATCCTTTGTTAATTCTTCAAAAATATCTTTAATTCCTTTGCCTTTATTTTCTTCTTTATTTAATTCGGTTTTAATATCGGTTAATAATCCATTTTTTGCATATTCACTGCTAAATTTTCTGTCTCCAAATACAGATAAAATATTATTTGTTAATGCTCTATCTGCTTTTTCTGTTTCTTCTCTAGCAATTCTATCTGCCTCTTTCTTTTCAAAATCGGCAATTCTTGTTTTTAAGTTTTCTACATCATCAGAACTTGGAGCATTTTCAATTTGTTTTTTCAAATCATCAATAGTTGTTTTATAATTTTCAACATCAGCTTTGTATTTATTTTCAACCTTTTCAGTTTCTGTCTTAATAGACTTACCATGTTCAGCTAATATTGCTTTAATTTCTTCCTTTGATAATTTGACTTTTCCCTCTCCAATTTCTAATTTTTCTAAAAACTCATTCATATAATATTTCCTCCACAGATTTTTTCAAGTGGTCAACTCCACCATAAGATTTAATATCTTTATAGTTTTATGGTAAACTATCAACCTAATTTAATTTTAGCATATACATATTTTTAATGCAATACCTTTTTTATTTTTTTGTTTTTCTTATTCTTTTTGATTTTAATGGAACAATATCTTCTTTTTCCTCTGATATTTCTATTTTAGTAGAATTTTCTTTCGGTATTACTTCCATTACTTCAATGAATTTTCTTTCAGGATTTTCTTGTGATATTCTGTTGCTTTTTTCTAGATAATCTGCAAGTTGTTCATTACATATAAAAATATCATTTACATATAATCTTCCTTCTTGATTATTACTTTCATTTGCTCTTACTAGTTCTTTTATTGAATTATAATCTGTTTCATTTAAGAAAAAACCCTCAACTACTTTTACTTTTACCATACATTTCCCTCCTTTTCTATAAATTTCTTCTACTTGTATCAATTTTTCTTGTGCTGGTATATTTTTTGCTAAATCTATATCTGTTGTCAAATCATCAATTACTAAATAATCGCCTTTTGTTTTAAATATATCGTTGCCAAACCACTCATAGTCTTGTTCTATTCTATTCAATCTTCTATATAAATGCCAACTTATAGGCTCATATTTGTATTTATCTATTTCTGCTTTTATATCATCTATTGCTTGTCTAAATACTTTTTGATTTACTACTTTAAAACCTAATGGCTCTCTGCCTTTTATACTTGCATTTTTTCTACCATCTTGTTTATCAGGTGCACATATAAACATTGTATTTTTTACATCTTTGTCTATTACTTTCTTAATTGCATCATCTGTCCAATATACATCCCCGTGTAAATAACAAACAGGTTCATTTGTTGGGTAATATGCATTAAGCCAACAACTCTCTACTTTTGCATTTGTTGCGCAATGTTTATGCTTATAATTATTATCGTGATGTAATAATTCAACTCCTAAATATTCATATAAAGGACTATTTGTACTTATTGCTATATCTTTTATTCCATTTTCTTTTAATAATCTTATTGTTCTTTCAACTAATACTTCCCCTGCTACCTTTAATAAAGGTTTTGGTGTTTCAAATTGGTCTGTATAATCTCCACCACACATTATTATATACTGCATTTTAAAAACTCCTCTATACTTAAATTTTTATCATCAACATAATAATCTGCATTCATTTTACCAAATACTAATTCGTGATATTTTACACCATTATTACCTAGCCAATTCTCTGTTATTTCTCTATACTTCTTTTCACGTTCTTCTAATGTCTTACAACTTCTAGCTCCTCTTGCTGTATATATTATTATGTACCAACCTTCATCATATAACTTGTTTATTTTCCTTATTACTGCTTTATAAGGTTTACTATGTATAAAGTCTCTATTCTCTGTAAAACATATTGTATCATCTAAATCTATTACATAAGTATTATATTTTGTATTATCACTTCTTAAATGTTCTTTTACTTGCGTACTACTTATGTTAGGTGCTCTTTCAATAAATTCTACTTTACAAAACTTTTTTATTTGTTCTATATCATCAAAACCTTTATAATCACTACCTATAACAAATAAATCTGCCTTTTTAAGCCACTTATATTTGTCTTTTTGCTTTTTAATTGGTACAACCATATCAACATATTTTATTGCCTCTAGCATCTTCTTACGTTCTTTAAAACTATAATATGTTGGTTTACCATTCTTTGTTACATTCAAGCCTACTATTAAAGTGCCTTTTTTAGCTTTCTTTTTAGCACGTTTTAATAAATTTATATGTCCATAATGTAATACATCAAACGTACCTGTTGTAAATACTATCATAAATACCTCCTAATATTGTTGATATTCGCCTTTATTTGCTTTCTTTATACATTGACTTATTCTATTTTCTAGTTCTTCTTTAAACTCTGTATGTTTTAAGTTTTCTAGTAATTGTAATTGATGACCTATATGACACCAAGCACTTGCATTCCATATATTATTTCTTACCATACTTACACTATTGTCTGTATTTAATCTGTTCCAACAATATACTATTTCATTCATGTGTATTACTTTATCAAAATTAATATTATCAGCTTGTCTATAAGCCCATACTCTATCTTCCATTAATGTATCTTCACAGAAATATTGTATCTTATCTATTCTAATTACTCTACTCCAAGCTGTACACCATACCTTATTTATACAAAAGAATAAATCATAAAAACTATCATATTTGTTATATGTTTTTATTGTATTACCATTAGGAAACAACATCTCTGCGCCTAAAATCATCATCTCGTGATTATATAGTTTTTTATTTATATGTTCTAGCACTGTATCATTTAGCCACCAATCATCACTATCTAAAAAGCAAATATAGTCAGCATTTATTGTTTTTGCATAAGCTATTCCTGCATTCCTACTACCACCATTGTATCTTTTATGGTCATTTCTTATTATATGTATCCTATTATCTTTGTAACTTTCAACTGTTTGAACAGATGTGTCTGTACTCATATCATCAACGAATATTAATTCAAAATTTTTATATGTTTGATTTAATATACTCTCAATACATAATTGTAAATATGTTTTATTATGATAATTACCTCTGTCATTATTGTAGTTTGGTACTATTATTGCATACTTGTATTCGTGTTCATTTAATTTATACCAGTCTTTGTCTGTTGGTTTAGCCTTTTTAAAACAATTAATATCGTAATTTGTTAAGTTTATATCTGCGCCAATAACATATTTTTTATTTACACATCTTACATTTAACTTTTTTAATTCATTTATAGGCTCTTTATCAAAAACATAAATATATTCAAACTCTTTATGTTTTTTCATTTGATTAATGCCATTCTTATCAACAGCAACTATCATATTATTCTCCTAATTTGTTAATTAATTTTAATGCTTTTTCTATTGTTTTATCCATATCTAAATATTCATATAATCCTAATCTTCCACCAAATATTACTTTATTTTGAGCATCTGCAAGCGACTTATAATTTAAATATAAATTATTATTTCTAATATTATTTATAGGATAATATGGTTCTTGCCCTTTAATCCATTTTTGTGGATACTCTTTTGTTATTATTGTATAATTATTTTCTATATAATTAAAGTGTTTATGCTCAATTATCCTTGTATAAGGTATTTTCTTTTCTGTATAATTTACAACTGCATTACCTTGATAATCTTTTATATTAAGTGTGTTTTCTTCAAATTTTAATCCTCTATATTCTAATTCTCCAAAACAATAGTCATAATATTCATCTATTGGCCCTGTAAATATTATCTTTTTAGCAATTTTATTATATCCTTCTTTATGGTAGAAATAATTACAAGATAATTGTACCTTAATGCCACTTAGCATATTTTCTATTAAATTAGTATAGCCTCGTTTTGGTATTCCCTGATATTTATCATTAAAATAATTATTATCATAGGTATATCTTACCGGCAACCTTTTTATAATTTCAGGTGGTAAATGTTTACAATCTCTACCCCATTGTTTTTCTGTATATCCTTTAATTAATCTTTCATATATAGTTTTTCCTACTAGGCTTATAGCTTGTTCTTCTAAGTTAGATGGTATATCTATATTACTTTTCTTTTTTTCTTCGTCTATTTTCATTCTCGCTTGTTCTGGCGTATTTATATCCCATATTCTAGTAAATGTATTCATATTAAATGGTAAATTATAAACTTTATTTTTATAAATAGCAATTGGCGAATTTATAAAATTACTAAACTCTCCAAATTGATTAATATAGTCCCATATTTCTTTATTATTAGTATGAAATATATGGGCACCATATTTATGAACATCTATGCCCAATTCATTTTCAGTATATATATTCCCTGCTATATGGTCCCTTTTATCAATTACAATTACTTCACAACCCTTTTTATTTAATTCATAAGCACATACACTACCAAATAACCCTGCACCAACTATTAAGTAATCATATATCATACACTAATTCTCCTATATTCACTAACAGACATTCTTTGCTTTTTAGGTAATAATCCACTTACTTTACATAAGTTATTATATTTATGAGTTAATATGTTTATATTTCTTTGACTTTCTTGTGCCAATTCTTTAAAATCATTACCACTTGCTCTGGCTAATATCTGCGTATCTTTTTGCTTTCTTATTTCCAATTCTAACTTTCTCTGTAATTGTGTACCTTCATACATTGTATAATGTTTGCCTTCATAGTCAAACCCTTTTTCATTATCCTGCTGTATTTTCTTTAATTGTTCATCTGCATATACAGGCTCACTTACTCCTATTACAATAGCAAATATTTTATGATAACAATTATATTCTCCTATATGTCTTTTATCACTACCATCATATTTATTACCTTTTACATCTTCTGCAATACCACCATTTTCTAATATATCATATTGTATATTACTAAATTGTCTACCCTGTATATCTGCATGGTCAGGTGCAGGATTACTGTGAACAGATATTTCTATTCCATCTGCCTCATATTCTGCACCAAACCTTTTGCTTGTTTCTATATTAAGTTGTCTTATTCCATCTAATATATTCATTCTTACAGCACTATCTAATCTTCTTATCTTGCCACTTTGGTACATTACAAGACCATTATGGCCTACTTGTTTTAAGATATCTCTCATTTCTACATCAAAAGTAGTTTTCCCTTGTGATATTCCTATTATTGCTCTATCTATTATCTCATCATACGCACTTTGTATATTTTTAAATCGTAATTGGCCATCTATGTCTTGTACCATATACCCTATTCCTCTTGTATTAGATATATTCATATATGTATTAGCAGTTAATGTGGCTAACGAATTTACTTGATATTGTAATGCTAAATCTTTTTTATATGGTATATAATCTATCCCTCTATATTTATAGAATTGCTTTGCAAATTGCTTATTATTTTTAGCGGTTTCTTCAAATATTTTATATATGTCCTGTATATTCTTTCCGGTTATTTTACTTAGTTCTTTAGCTATATTTTCATAACTACCGCCGATATTTTAGTATCTGCCCTAACCTATAAGCATCACTTGGCTTTAACATTGATATTTCTTCTATACTATTCCCTATTTGTTCTAAAATGTATACATTTACTTCTTCAATTCTATCTACTAATATTTCTGCAAGTCTTTCTTCTACTTCTTGACTTAACATATTTTATACCTCTATTTACCTTTATATTTTGCCTCTAATTGTAATGAACTTAAACTTGCTTGTGTTACTTGAACTGTATTATTACCTTTTTGTAATGATAATGCTTGACCTGTTACTGTTTCTGTTGTAGGTGTTGCTAGAGGATATAATACTATTACAGGCGTTCCATTTGCGTATTGATTACTTAAAAATGTTGTAAAAGCACTAACATTACCCTCGGCAGCATCATACCCAATTCCAACTTTACCACCTGATGACAATATACAATATCCATTACGCTCATTTGCCGCAGGAAGTGTCGAACTTGATTTAAAGTGAGTACAATATAAAGTCCTATCGCTTGTATCTGTTGTTATATCGCTAAAATATGTAGCAAACATATTATTGATAAGAGAATGATAAGTCCAACCTTCTGTACCGTCCAATGCCTTAATACCAATATTCCTTGTAATATTTCCGGTTAATACTTCTTGTATATCTTTATATGTACCAACTGCAAATAAGTTTTGTGCTGTTGCTGTGTTACCAATTTGAATTAGTTTTACATCATTTCCCTGTGTATTGCTCCATGTAAATCTAATATAATTACAATTTTGCGGTGTAGTAAAAGTATATGTTGCAGATATTTGTGTTATAAGAGGAACACCACTTATTGCACTATCAACTGTTGTGCCTGAATAATATACTAATCCTAATGTAGAAATAGTTGAAGCTTTAGGTAGAATTGTAGTATACATTGTGCTTGGTAATACTTTTATATATGTTGAACAATTATAACCATTATTCGCTGTCTCCGTTCCTAACGTATCGCCAGAAGTTGTCACAATACCTTTTTTTGTTACAACCATACTCGTTCTATCAAAATAATTTACAATAGCTGTTTCTTCTGTGCCTTCTACATAAGCCCCTATATTATCTGTTTCAACATCTCCACCTGTCATTGTTCCTGCTGTAGGAGTGCCTATAAATGTGTTAGTAGCTCTATCATAAAATCCTGCTACATCATTACCATCTTTTGCAGGGATATATTCACACATAGTTACTCCGCCTACTTTGAATTTTAGATAATAAATATTTGCATTTGCTCCTAAATATTGTGAGTAATTTCCCCATAAGTAAAATGAAGATGAAGGATAAGATGAAGGGGAATATGTCTTTGTTTTAAAACTTTCTACATTTGAAGTTTCATCTTTAACATATAAAGTCATATAACCATTTTTTGCAGTTGCTTTTATTGTCAATATATGTCCTGCTGTTCTTGCAAAATCAGTACCAACACTTGTGCCTCCCCACGAAAAGTTTATAGTATTACCAGATTTTGAGCCTGCTAATCCATAAGTTGTCGCACTTGATGAAGCTCTTGACTGAAACATATACCAACTATCTGTTACTGCTCTACATCTTAATTCTATCTCTATATCATCTACTGTAGGAATTATGTTTGTCTTAATTCTTGTACTAGAGGAATTTTTAACATAATCAAGTTTTGTATATCCATATATAGGTAATCCACTTTCTCTGCATATACTTAATTCTCCATTATTACAATAGATAGGCATTATATATGTAGGAGAAGGAGCAATATCTGCTCCTGCTATTAATGCTCCAGAGCCTTTATTCGTTAGAAATGTTCCTGATACTGTATCGTATAATCCAATAGTATTTGCTGAATTTTTAGCAGGATAGCCATGAAATACCTCTGTTCCACTATTACGAATTATTACTTCATGTACTCTAGCCTCTGCTGCTGTATAATATATATTAGCTGCATATACCCCTCTAAATATATCTACATAACCTAGTCCATTTATTGTTTCTGCTGTAAAATCTCCTACTTTTGTACCATTTACATAAAATGAGCTTCTATTTGCTATTGCTGTAAATTTATCAACACCGTCTATTGTTGATGTTAATGTTTGACTTCCACATCTACTAATTACTTTTTGTGTTGCTGTTGCTTTACCTATATTAAAATAATTATTTGATATTGACTGTTGTGTAATCATCAACTGACAAGCAGGAGATGTAATATGACTAGCTGTTACTTCAAATTCTGTGTTCTCATCAGGAACTATTGGAATTTCTATCCAACAGTTCCCATCTGTTTCTATATAATCTATTTTTGTATAACTAACAGGCAACTCACTATTTTTTTGTTTGCAACCACCGTATAATTTCAAATATTCCAAAGTATTTGCTTTTGCTTTATTTAATGCTATTGAGTTGTTTCCAGATACTACTTTATCTTTGTAATTCTCAAATACTAAATTGCCATTAAGCTTAACCCAGTCCATTTCTTGACCATTATACTTAACAAAATTCATATTTCTTGTATTTATATTCATATAATACCTCCTACTCTGTTGAAATATTTAATCCTAATTCGTTGTCTGCGTTATATGAAGTCCATACTTTTACTACTCCTGCTGTATTTTGTGTAGCATAATCTGTAAACTCTACATAATTTGCTAAGTCAACTTTTTGTGTTTCTAATGCACTTAATTTATAATATCCTACTTGTACATATCCATTTGTTTCTAATGCTGTCATAAATGCCTCATCTGTTGTATATGTATATGTTGAACTTGTACTCTCTATTGAACTTACCCATAAATCTGGCACATCTAATGTTACAATATATATATTCTGTCCTACATTAAGAGCATTATTTGCCATAGCATTGACTGCTGTAATCATTGCTGAATAACTAGCATAACTTATAGCTTGATTTGCTCCTTTTGCTATACTATTTACTTCATTTATAGCTGTAGGAACTGTCTTATTTGTAGTTTGTAATGTGTTATCTGTAATATTCTGTTTTAGAAGTAATTGTGCTTGTATTTGTTCTATTCTATTACCGTCATATTCCACATCAAAACTCTCTATGTCATCTATTGTAATTATTGTAGTATCTTGATATTGTTTTAAATGTTGTATAGCTTCTAATTGTGATATTAATGTGCTATCTGTTATTTCTGTATCAGAATAAGTTTTTAATACATAATCTATAACTGTATTATGTGTACCTAGCCATGTTCTAAAATTCTGTACTGTATTTGCTGTACTTGATTTAATTCTTATATATAAATAACCACTTGCGTTCATCATAAAGCCTTCTACTTCTGTTGTACTTATTAATGATGTTTGTGCTGTAAAATAATTACATAAAGCTTGGTTCATTACACTATTGTCATAATCGCTTACAATACCGAAATTATAGTTTGCTATTCCATAATTATTTATACTCTGTAAACTCCAATTTTCACTTTCTGCTCCTATTAATACTATCTCTTTTATAACATTTTTCTTATACCATTTTTCGCTATTTTTATATAAGTAATCTTTATTATTCCCTATTCCTCTTAGTTCTATTAATTCTTTTAATTCAATATTTGTCATATTAGACAGATTTATTGGCTGTTGATTTCCAGATGGATTAACTACATTAATTGCTATATATTCACAATTACTTGGGGTTATAAATGTTACGTCATTTACTGTACTACCTTCATAATTTATATTATTTGACAAGTATGTTTTTGAAGAATTATAAAATAAAACTGTTGCCATTTTTACTTTTGTTAAGTCGCTACTAAATTTAAAATTATATTTTGTATTAGATTTTACTTTTATTAAATCTTCTACTGCTGCATAACCACTAAAATTTGTATTGATATTTCCATTTGAAATTGCATAAACTTTAGTTCCAACAAAAGTTGGCGTATCAAGTATACTTCCTAAATTTAATGTTTTAACTTGACTTTTTGAGCTATCACTATTTTCTATTGTTACTGTATTACTTCCTGTAACATGATTAATATTCTGTGGATATGGGGGGTTTGGGCTTGGTATTCCACCGAGTATAAGGCTCGTATGTTTCTGCACTACTCCCTGTATTTAGCATTATTTTTGAAAATGTTACTGTTGCATTATCATTGTCTGCAACCAAGAAATAAAATCTTAAATAATTAATTGTTTTTGTTTCTGCAATAGTAAAATTAACAACATTATCTATGAAAGTAAGTGTCGTTGTTGTACTATCCGAAAATTTTAAATCTAACTTTACCCTGTTCTCACTATTTTGAACAACTGCATTAGGTATACTAAAGGTATATGTTCCTGCTTGTAATGTTAATGGAAAATTTGTTGGTGTAATATCTACTACTCTATTGACTGATTTTACTATTGTTACTTCTGTTCCGTCATAATTTACTAAATTTTTTCCTTTTGTAGTTTTTTGTGTACTACCACCATATACTTTAGGTATACTTAAATCTCTATCTGCTATTGTATTCGTTAATGTCTTTGTTCCTGTTGTTGTTGATGTTGTTGTTGCTCCATATAAATCATCTTCTATTGTTTCTACTTGGCTATCTAGGTTTTCTACATCATTGTTTGTATTTTCTAAACCTGTATTTACTTCATTTACTGCATTTACTAGATTATCTTTCACAATTGTATTTAAATTAGATAATGTTCCTATGCTTCCTCTTACTTCTGTATCATCATAATTGTGTAATCCTGCTAATTTTGTTTTTTCTGTTGTTGTATAGTTCTCTTGTGATAATCCTTTACCTGCCTCTTTTGCTACAAAATTACCATCTACTTGTTCCTTCGTATAATATCCACTTAAATCAATATCTCCACCTAATTTATCCCAAGTTGTTCCTGTCCAAGCATAGTTACTTCCATCTGCTGCTACATTATATACATCCCCTATTGTTAACCCTGTTGTTGGTAAATTACTATATGTAGATACTGTACCCCTATATTTATATACAGATGCTACCTTTCCATCTACTTCTGTTTTTGTATAATAATTATTCAAATTATTTACTGTTTTGTCAATGAAACCACTATTATTTTCTAAATCACTTGTTTTAGTTGGTATTATTGGTGTTAATGCAGTTACCACTATACCTGCTATTTCTTGATAATCTCTTTCAGTTATTTCATAGTCTGTTCCATCCTCTATATTTACACTTTTTTGAGTTCCTGTTTTATCTGTTATTGTTACAGTAGCAGTTGTCCCTGTTTTAGATGCATCTATATCTACATTTTCTACTTGTGTAATTCCTGCCTGTAAATCTTGTAATCCTTCTTGTAATTCTTGCAACCCTTCATTTAATGCTGTCTCATATTGTTCATATTGTGTTGGTGTTATTACTTCACCACTTCCTGTTACTCCTCTATAACTTCCTTCTCTTAAAAATACTTTAGCATAAGTAGGACTATATCTTAATACTAATTCATTTTCTTGTACTTCATAAGCATATACATGTAATTCAAACATTTCACTATCAAGTACATCATAAGGAATATCACATTTATCATTTATTATAGCTCTTTCTATTTCTATATTACCTGCAACAAAAATAGCTTTTTTTACTAACCCAGTATATTGTTCTACGAAATTAAATTCACATGGATTTACATTATATTCACCTTTATTAGCTATATATCCATTATCAATTACTACTTCTGTTGTAGTTACTCTTATATCCATACTATTCCACCTCATTTCCTATTAAATTACTTATCGTAGGCTCTTGTGCCTTTATTTCATCTATTGCCTTTTGACTTTCTTCTAATGTTTCATCTGGCCTTATAAATTGCCTTACTTCTGCATCACTTATTATGCCTCTATTATTAGCAACAATTAATTGGTTGAAACTTTCTTGACTATCTTCTAATAAGCTGTAATCCCAATCATAACTTACTTCATATTCTCCCATAGGACTTATATTATAAGCATTTGCTATTACATTAGCGCTATATATAAAATCATCAATAGCTTTTTCTAAATTACTACGCATATCATCTACTATTGTAAATGTATCATACATAGCTCTCCTTATCTCTGTAGCTGTTGCGTTCTGTGTTTGCAATTGACTTATTATTCCTGCACTTGTTCCCATTTCATGTTCTAATCTCTGATATAGTTCTTGTAATCTATCGGTATATGGTCTAAAAGCAGGGTCAAATACTTCCCAGAATGTATCATCTCCTGCATCTACTTTTCTAAATAATCCACTTTCAGGTAATGCATTATTGCCATTAAACATTGTGGTATCTGCTCCAACAAAAGCCTCTTTTAGCTTATACTCCCTGCATAACTGTTTCATTGTATCTTTTATCTCTTTTATTGTTGTATCACAACCATAAGTTATTGGTACACCATATTTATCATTAGATTTACGATTATTTACTGGACTTTTTAAATAACCAAATAATACCCTATCTACTCCTGTTATTGTTTGTTTATCTAATAAATTTTTCCAGAAGTCTGGTACTGGTACTTTATGGCCTTGTTCATCTGTATATTCTTGTATAATTGTTATGTTTCCATTTTGTACCCTATAATTAGTCCATCTAAAGTAGATTTTAGGATTGCCAATTGTTTGCTGTATTACTTTCTTCTCTGCTAATACAGTAGCTCCTATAATGTTTTCTCCTTCTGTTGCATCTATTGTTAATCTGTTTTGTGGTACTATATTATAATAAATCTTACCATTTTTTGCATAAGGTACTATAATTACACCACCATAACCGAAAGCCATAGATGTTATTTTCTTTGCTTTTTTCCACATACTTTGTAATACATTATTCAAAGTCTCTGCTCTTTTGTTTTGTCCTTCAAGATTAATGTTACTATCATTTATAACATAGTTTGCTAATTTATTACTAAAAATAGAATTGAAATTAATATCATCTATTCGTTCATATTCTACTGCATATATGTCATTATCTTGCATCTCTTTTGATGTTGTCTCTGTCTTAATCTTGAATACGTTTTGTAAAATCCAAAGAAATATATTCTTTAGCATATTTTTACTCCTTTCTCTTATGATATTTATATTAATTTACCTATTATGGTAAACCAATATCAATTTAAGTTTATTTTGTTATACTCTGCTGTTTTTTGTTAAAAGTGTTTTGCCGTATTTTTTTAATACTTTTATGTATATTTTGTTATTTTATGTAATCTATTTACCCTTCTTTTTCCATACAGTATTTAATGCATAACGTGTTGCATCGATACAATGGTTATCAGCATCTATGTATCCACTTATATAATTACCATCTTTATCAGTATCATATTCGTATGTACTAAACTCTTGTGCTGAATTAGGGCATCTTTGAGGGTCTATAACTATTTTATTTAATGCACTTAACCATTTCATAGAATATTCTACACTTCCTGGACCTTTTTCTGCACCTCTCATCATACTGCCATAACTTCTAAAGTCTCCAATGCTTTTAGGCTCTGCACTATCTGCTGTAATTAAATCATTTTCAGTAACACCCTTTTCTTTCTTTAAATATTCCCATACATCTGCATTGCTCATTTTATTTATTACAAATTCATCAAAAATATATAGTGTTCTTGTGCTACTATCAAAACAAGATTTAGTCCAAGCTAAAGGGTCTGGGAACCATCCAAAGTCCATACCTTGATATATGTAATCAAAATTCTCTATTTCTTTATCTGTTATTTCTCTTAATTCAATATTTTCAAATACTAATCCACCTGTACCAGTACATAAGCCAAGATATTCATTATTGTATAATTTCTCATTAACACTTTTTAAAAACTCTGCCTCATCTATAAATGCTTGTCCTATCCATTTTATAGGAACATTTCTATAATCACTTAAATGCAGTAGTCTAGTTTCTTTGGGTATAAGTTTTTCAATATTAACAAAATGTAGCGCACTAGCAGGGGTATTGTATGTATAAAATTGTATAAAATCTTCCCCACCTCTTATTAAAGATTGATTTATTTTTCTTATTTCATTCATACCTGCAAACTGGTCAAATTCTTCATACCAAGTAATACCGATATACATATTTATAGGCGGTTTTAATGATTTAATTTTACCATAATCATCAGCGCCTCTAAAATATATCTTTTGTCCTGTACTTATTTTAGTTATCTCTAGAGGGCTTTTAGTTAATCTATAATCACTTTTAATATGGGGATATGTCTCACTTAATTTATCTATTGCCCATTCTAATTGGGCATATACACTATCTTTTAAAGTATCTTTTACTTTTCTTAACACAACTGCACACATTCTAGGATTATTTTCTAATAATTCAATTATCTTTTCGCTAACAAAAGATGACTTCGTACTACCTCTGCCACCTTCTAGATAATATTCCCTATATTCTCTATCATCAATACTTCTATTTAAATCTACAAATGGGGATGCTATATCTTTAGCAGGAATGGTTATAAATATCATATTGTTAGCATCTTTTCTTTCTTCCTCCTGCATTAATTTACTTATTATTTCATAATTATTTCCATAGCCTTTTATTGCACCCTTAATAAGACCAAGTGTAGCTAATTCTCTGTAAGTCAAATTTGATTTATTTTCTACTTGGTCTAAAGTCTTTGAAAGAACTTCCAACATAGTTTTCTTTTTTCTTCTTGCCTCTCCACTAGCAATGCCACCGTTTCTTCTGTTCTTCTAGTGTTAGCTTATATTCTCCAGGCCTTAAATTTTGCTCGTTTGCCAATATTATTTCTCCTTTTGTTGTATTTTAATATTTTTTAATATTATTTTTTTAAATTTATCTTTTATTGCATCCATATTATAAATAATGACACCAACTTTAAAAGGTTTCAATCTATGTTTAAATAGTATTAGTTTACTTCTTTGAGCTTTATCTCCATTTCTACCTGCTTTAGCACCAGTTGCATAACCACAAGAATATATATCTCCATATAATTTACGCATGTGTTCTCCTCTTAATACACCTTGTTTTTTATATTCAGCTCTACAACCAGTTAAGTCTTTATTATTATTTTGTCCTGTTTTAGCATAACTTAATGGAACACATTGAACACAAGGGATTTTCATCTGTGCTAATTTAAGTCTATATTCTATATCATCTTCAAAATCTCCCTGAAATATATCTGGACATATATTTAATTTAAGTGCAAATAAGGAATAACAATATCTTTCTGCTAAAAATTGACCATTTGGAACAGACATGCTTTCTATATTGCAACCGCTCATTCCTGCATTAGTATTTTTTAATACTTCTACTAACATATCTATTATATCATTTAAAAGATATTCATTATTTTTTATATATAATTTCTTTTTGCCAACATTAGATTTAATGCTTACTTGTGAAATATTATCATCTAATTGTATTAAATATTTATAACCATGTTCTTTAGCATATTTAATAGCATAAGTCCTGTTCATGGGAGCATACCAAGCATTATCACTTGATTTAACATTCTCTTTATACTGTTCTACAAAATCCTGTGGCACATTTATAATCTGCCAATCTGTTTCATATCCTTCTGAATTATTGGATATAATCAAATGGTCATATTTTATTTTATATTTTTCAGTTGGCCTTTGTTTAAAATTACCTGGCCTTTTACCAGATATTTCCACTACTAAAACATCATTATTCATATTTTTCTTTTATACTTTCAATAAAACTCATTATTTCATTATATTCTTCTTCATTTCTGCATTTATATTTTATAGTATAATTAGCAAGTCCAAATTCATCAACAATATCATCTACAATACTATTATCTTTTTCATTAAGTTCCTCGCCGAAAATTTCACTTACATCAAAACCTGTAAATATATCTCCTAAATCTTCTAGTTCTTTTAATAGTTTTTGATTATCCCAAAAAGAAAAGTCTCCTGTTTTATTATCAGCTAATCTATATCCTTTTACTTCTTCATCTGTTAAATCATCTGCAATTATACATGGCACTTCTTTTAATCCTAATTTCATACTTGCTTTCCATCTTGTATGCCCTGCAACTATTACATTATTTTTATCAATTAATATCGGCATTCTAAAACCATACTGTTTAATAGAATTTGCTACATAATTAACAGCATTATCATTATTTCTAGGATTATTTTCATAAGGTATTATTTCCCTTATTTCCTTCATTATAATTTGCATAACTTAATCTCCTTTTAATATAAAAATAAGAATAAAATTTAAAGCATTTTTATTTTCAGTAATATAATTCATTACTTTATAATAAAAATGTCTTATTTTTTATTCTCGTTAATTCTAGGCGTATTATTTTTATGTTTGTTTTGATACTTTTTCTTTTTTCTATATTCTGCATCTATTCTTTTAGCAATTTCACTCCCTTTTACCATTTACCTATCTTCCCATTCTTTCCTTATTTTTTGCATTTGTTGCCTTACTTGTTTTTTAGTTTCTTTTTTTATCCTTCTGTTTGTTTTACATATTACTCCTAATGGTTTTATTTCTAATGTATTATTGTTTAATTGCATTTCTAAACATGATATAGCTACTTGTATTTCGTCATCATCCATTAATTCTAATTTACATCGTTTATATTCTTGGAACATCATATTCATTCTAGCTTGGTTTTCTTTACTCTGTTTATTAAACCATTGATGATTTTCTGCGCTTAATAATGCCCCATTTTCTACAGTTGCTTTTCCCCCCCTACAGCGCTCCTGTATATGATGAAAGGTCAATTGTTTCATCCTTCGATATTGATTTGTTGCAGTATAATGTCTTTCTGTATCTTTTCTTAAATGCAGTTTTTCTATAAAACATTCTGGTCCAAACAACTCAATTAATCTTTGTTTAGCATCCTTATTAGTACTCATTATCTCCCCTCGATTTCAATTAGAACTTCTTGTCTATCTTTTTCATAGATTATTCTACTTCCATCCCAACTTTGTATAATATTATAATTGTCATCTGCTAATACATTATATTTTACCAATATATCTGCAATAGCTTCTTCTAGATTTATCAAATCTCTTTTGCGTTTATCAGGTACATAAAAAATACATTTTATATTTATCGGTGAATTTATTTTTAAATTATATTTTATTAAAAAATAACCACATTGTTTTTCAAAATCTTTATATTGTTTACTTTGTGTAATAAAAGGCTTATGTGTTTTAGCATTATAAAATATTTGCTGACTATTCTTTTTAGGTCTACATAATAAGGGTAATTTGATTATAATCATAGTTTTTCCCATTCTTATATTTCTTTAATATCTCTTTGTAATACTCACATTGTTGTTTTCCTACCCAATTTTTTTCTGCTAATCCTACGCAACCCATACATAAATTTAATCTTATCATCTCACAATCATTATTCATATTATAATTTTACCATTAACATTTTTAAAAATCAATATTAAATTTTAATTATTAAAATCTAATAACCTTAATGCCTCTTGTTTATATTTTTCATTATCATTAGAATTATTAATTAATTTAATCATTTCTTCTGCATCTGTTAAACCATTAACAAATTTATTTATACAAGCAATTCTTATTATTTGCATTTGTTCTTTATCATCTGCATATTGTTTAGTCCAATAATCTATATATTGTTTTTGAGTCATATCTGTTATTACTATAGCATTTAACGGCCTATAAAATTTCATATATTTACCATTATTTTGTTTTGTAATAACTTCTATTTCAATTCTTTTTAAATCACTTTTAAATACATTTTCATTTTTCATTTATTTATCTCCTAACTTTTATATAATTTATTATTCTGGTAGTGCTTTTCCTATTTGAGATATCATAGTTCTTAATTCTTTACTTTCAGGGAGCATCCTTTTATCATCTGCATCTCTCTTTTGTATAATTTCTATTTGTTTAAAGAACTGCCCTTTAATAACACTATGTACTATATCGCTATCCATTAATGCTAAATTTTTTAATTCATTAGGACTTCCTACAAATGCTTTTACTTCTGGACTTAACTTTTCAAATTCTTCTACACTATGATAACCACTATTTTTAATTGCCATACATAATTGTTCCCATAAATCTGTTGGTAGTTTTTTTATAGTTGTAATTTCATCTATTTTATTTTTTATATCAGCTATTGTTGGCGGATATTGTAATGTGTTAATTAATTCTTTTATAGCCATTGTAACAACTTTAAAATCCATATTGATAAACATATCTTCATATAAACTTATAGTTCGTTCGGCCTCGGTTTTTGTTATATTTCTATAAAAATTTGGATATGCCACCTTTAGTAAACTTAATAGTTGTATTACTTCATCTCTTGTCATATTTTTCCCTCCTCTCTTAATATATCTAAAAATGGATTATTTGATTTTTGGTTTATATCTTGCTTTTTCTTATCCTGTTTAACTCTATCAACAACCCAGTTTAATATGGCCCTATAATCACTTTTATATTTTTTACCAGTAGCTCCTTTATAATTATCTAATACTGTTATACATTGGTCTGTAAATTCTTTTCCATAAGTATTTACTAATTTATCATATTCATCCATAGTCATTGAAACAAATTCTGCAAATTGGCTTCCTTCTTTTTCAGTTTTTGCTTTTATTTTTTTATTATCTATATCTATATCTTTATTTATATTCTTTATATTCTTATTATTCTTTTCATTCTTATTATTCTTGTTTGTTGTTATTTGTTTGTTATTTGTTTGTTGGTTATCTGTTGTTCCGCATGTTATCTTGTGTGTTATCTTCCTTGTCGTTATACTGGTAATCATTATATTTTTCAATAGTTATAACGGTATATCTGTTTGTTGATTTGATTGTTATTTCGTTTGTTAATTTCAGTTTATTTAATGACGTTCTTGTTTGTTGCACTGTTAAGTTTGTTTCTTCAGCCAAATGTTGTAAAGATGTTAATTTTTGCCCTCGATTTACTATTATACCATGCCATTTCTTTTCTTTATGATTTGCTGTTAATAGTAGATGCAAAAAAACAACTTTAGTATTATTATCATTATACCATTCCCATTCTAATATTTTTCGATGTATTTTAATCCAACCTTCCATAAAATCTCCTTTATTAAACAAAAAGAGGTTT